GTACTTGGGAAAATAGTTCCAGAACATCACGCACGTAAGGACTATCTCTAAATAGTATCGAATATCGTCGGCGCAGACGGGGAGGTAACTGGCACAATCCAGTTGACGCCTCCCCTTTTTATTGGTAGAATGGGTTGAGGACAATAGGAAAAAATGGCAATTAAATTAATGCTCCTTAAAACAGGAGAAACTATAATTACTGATGCAAAGGAACTTGTTTCTGATGAACTTGTTAGGGGGTATTTTCTAAAAAACCCTCATTTTATTGAAACAAAGGAAAAAGTTATTCTCACCGAAAGCGAGAGTGGAAAATCGAACTACGAAATTGATGTTGTTCTCACTCCGTGGTTAATTTTATCAAAGGATAAAGAATTTGTTGTTTCAACAGATTATGTTGCCACTATTTGCGATCCAATTCAAACAGTGGAGCAAATGTATATTGATAAAACTGGAAATTCACTAGAAGTTACTGAAACTGAGGAGGTTATTAAAGATGAGTGATAAAGTTGTAAAGTGTATCCTGATCGGTGTAGATACGGTTCTAATCACTGAGATGGAAGAACTGTTTGCTGAAATTGGAGATCCTGATTGTAAACTTATTAATCCATACCGTTTTTATGATCTAGAAAAAATGGAACCATGGATTAAGTCTTCGGATCAAAAAGAGTATATGATAAGATCTGGTGATATTTTAACTATCGCTGATCCAAGTTCAGAAGTTGTTGACAAGTATCTTGAATTAACTGCCTAATGTCTCTTCGCTTTTATACTAACGTTCAAATGGTCGGGGATCACTTCTTGGTTCGTGGTTATGAAAATGGTCGTCATTTTGCAACCCGTGAGAAGTTTAACCCGACTCTTTTTGTTCCTTCCAATAAAAAAACCAAATATCAAACTTTAAGTGGAGAATATGTTGAATCAGTAAAACCTGGTTCTGTTCGTGATTGTAGAGAGTTTATTAAAAAGTATGAAGGAATAGAAAACTTTAAAATATACGGGAATAGTCAATACATCTATCAGTATATTTCTGAGATGTATCCAGAAGAAGAGATGAAATTTGATATTAGTAAGATCAAACTCACAACTCTTGATATTGAGGTTGCATCAGAAAATGGATTTCCAGATGTAGAATCTGCTGCTGAGGAAGTTCTTCTTATTACAGTTCAAGATTATACTACCAAGGAAATTAATACTTGGGGATTGGGTCCATTTAAAAATGATCAGAGTAATGTAAAATATAGGTCTTTTTCTACCGAATATGATTTGTTGAATGACTTCATTAATTGGTGGATGATAGAATCTAACACCCCAGAAGTTGTAACTGGTTGGAATAGTAAACTGTATGATATTCCATATCTTGTTCGTAGAATAGATCGCGTTCTTGGTGAAAAACTAATGAAGCGTTTGTCTCCTTGGGGTTTGGTCACTGAGGATGAGACTTATATTTCTGGCAGAAAACATGTTTGTTATGATATTGGTGGAATTTCTCAATTAGATTATCTTGATCTTTATAAGAAGTTTACTTATAAGGCACAGGAATCTTATCGACTAGATTATATTGCCGAAGTGGAACTTGGGCAAAAGAAACTGGATCACTCTGAGTTTGATACCTTTAAAGATTTCTACACAAATGGTTGGCAGAAGTTTGTAGAGTACAACATTAAGGACGTGGAACTTGTTGACCGTATGGAAGACAAGATGAAACTGATTGAACTTGCACTTACAATGGCATATGACGCCAAAGCAAACTATGAGGATGTATTTTCTCAGGTTCGTATGTGGGATACTATTATCTATAATTATCTTAAAAGAAGGAATATTGTCATTCCACCAAAAGAAAGGTCTGATAAGGATGCAAAATATGCGGGTGCATATGTAAAAGAACCTATTCCTGGAAAGTATGATTGGGTTGTGAGTTTTGACTTAAACTCTCTGTATCCACACCTTATTATGCAATATAATATCTCACCAGAGACTCTTTTGGATGAAAGGCATCCATCGGCAACTGTTGATAAGATCTTGAATCAGGAACTCACTTTTGAGTTGTATAAGGACAAAGCAGTTTGTGCTAACGGAGCAATGTTCCGTAAAGATGTGCGTGGATTCCTTCCCGAACTGATGGAGAAGATTTATAAGGATCGAACTGTCTACAAAAAGAAAATGCTTGCTGCCAAGCAAGAATATGAAAAGAAAAAAACAAAGGAACTGGAAAAGGAGATTGCTCGGTGTAACAACATTCAGATGGCGAGGAAGATTCAACTTAACTCTGCTTATGGTGCTATCGGCAATCAGTATTTCCGTTATTACAAACTAGCAAACGCTGAGGCAATCACCTTGTCTGGTCAGGTTTCTATCCGTTGGATTGAGAACAAGATGAATGCCTATCTGAACAAGATTCTCAAAACAAGTGAGGTTGATTATGTTATTGCTTCTGATACCGATTCCATTTATCTTAATATGGGTCCTCTGGTTGAGACTGTATACAAGGGAAGAGAGAAAACTACTGAGGGCGTTGTCACGTTCCTTGATAAGATCTGTAAAGTGGAACTTGAAAAGTATATTGAAGGTTGCTACCAAGAACTGGCGGAGTACGTGAACGCATACGATCAAAAGATGCAGATGAAGCGTGAGAACATTGCTGAACGTGGAATCTGGACTGCTAAGAAGCGTTACATTCTGAACGTGTGGGACAGTGAGGGTGTCCGTTACGAAGAACCCAAACTTAAAATGATGGGTATTGAGGCGGTCAAATCCTCAACTCCTGCTCCTTGCCGTAAGATGATTAAGGATGGTCTTAAACTGATGATGAGTGGCACTGAGGATGATGTGATTGAGTTTATTGATAAATGTCGCTGTGAATTTAGGAGTCTTCCTCCCGAATCTATCGCTTTCCCAAGAACAGCATCAGATGTCCGCAAGTATCATTCTTCATCGGACATTTATGTAAAGGGAACTCCTATTCACATTCGTGGTGCTCTTCTTTTTAATCATTATGTGAAGGATAAAAAATTAACTAATAAATATTCTCTTATTGGTAATGGAGAAAAGATTAAGTTTCTCTACTTGAAAAAACCAAATATCATTCAGGAGAATATCATCTCCTTTATTCAAGATTTTCCATTGGAACTTGGTCTTGACAAGTACATTGACTATGAACTACAATTTGAAAAGAGTTTTGTGGAACCACTTAAATCTATTCTCGATGCTGTCGGATGGGGCATCGAAAAATCTGTAAACTTGGAATCGTTTTTCTTTTGATGGATCTCCCTATTAATGACAATGAGCTTGCAACTATTATCAATGCAATGGCTCTTGGTGGTGATACTGCACTGTATCAAAAACTTAAACTAGTAAAAGAACTGCGAGAGCAGAATATGCCTTATAAAAAAATTCTTCGTGAACAATACGGGATGGTAGCGTGATGATTAAAGTAAAATATCAACTTAAAGAGTATCCAAATACAACTCTTTTTAAGTTCTTTAAAACAGAAACACAAGTAGAGATTTTTAAATCTCAAAATTCACATTATATTTTTGAGTGATTTATGGACTTTTTAAAAGATATTGTAAAAGAAATTGGTGGTGAGTATACACAACTTGCCGCAGATATTGATGAAACTGAAAGATATGTTGATACGGGTTCATACATTTTTAATGCATTGGTTTCAGGTAGCATATTTGGTGGTGTATCTGGGAATAAGATTACTGCTATTGCTGGAGAGTCTTCTACTGGAAAGACTTTTTTCTCTCTCGCAGTGGTTAAGAATTTTCTTGATACTAATCCCGATGGTTACTGTCTCTACTTTGACACTGAGGCTGCTATCACTAAATCTTTACTAGAATCTCGTGGAATTGATACTTCTCGTCTTGTGGTTGTCAATGTTGTTACTGTTGAAGAGTTTCGTGGAAAGGCGCTCAAAGCAGTAGATCTTTATTTAAAAAAACCTGAAGGAGAACGCAGACCTTGCATGTTTGTGTTAGACTCTTTGGGTATGCTTTCCACTGAGAAAGAGATCACTGATGCACTCAATGATAAGCAAGTTAGGGATATGACCAAATCCCAACTGATCAAAGGTGCTTTCCGTATGCTCACACTCAAGTTGGGTCAGGCAAACATTCCAATGATTGTAACCAACCACACTTATGACGTTATCGGTTCTTACGTTCCTACAAAAGAGATGGGTGGTGGTAGTGGTCTTAAGTATGCTGCTTCTACAATCATCTATCTCTCGAAGAAAAAAGAGAAAGACGGAACAGAAGTCATTGGAAATATTATTAAGGCAAAGACTGCTAAGTCACGTTTGAGTAAGGAGAACCAAGAAGTCAATGTCCGTCTATTTTATGATGAGCGTGGTCTTGACCGCTATTATGGTCTTCTGGAACTCGGGGAACTCGCTGGACTCTGGAAGAATACTGCGGGGCGTTATGAGATTAGTGGTAAGAAAGTTTACGGGAAGGAAATCTTAAAGAATCCAGACCAGTATTTCACTGAAGAAGTAATGCAGCTGCTTGATGCTGCCGCGAAACAAGAATTCTCCTATGGAACGAATTGAGACTACAATTCTCAGAAACCTTGTATTTAATGAAGAATATTCTAGGAAGGTAATTCCCTTTATTCAACCTGATTATTTTGATCAACGGGCAGAGAAAGTTATCTTCCAAGAAATTGTTCATTTTATTGTAAAGTATGGTTCGGCAATTACAACCGAAGCACTTCAAATTGAACTGGAAAATAGAACTGACTTAACTGAAAGTGAAGTCAAGGAAGTGAGAGAGATCAGTTCTTCTCTCACTGATTTTCCAGTTGAAAAGCAGTGGTTACTTGACACTACTGAAAAGTGGTGCCGTGATCGTGCCATTTATTTGGCACTCATGGAATCCATCAATATTGCCGATGGAAATAATGAGAAGAAGAATAGGGATGCGATTCCTTCTATTCTTTCTGACGCACTGGCAGTGTCCTTTGACAATCATATTGGACACGATTATCTGAATGACTATGAAGCACGCTATGAGTCCTATCACAGAAAAGAGGATCGTATCCCGTTTGACCTTGAGTATTTCAACAAAATTACGAAAGGTGGTCTTCCTAATAAGACTCTCAACATCGCTCTTGCTGGGACAGGTGTTGGTAAGTCTCTTTTCATGTGTCATATGGCTAGCGCCTGTCTGCTTAACGGACACAATGTGCTTTACGTTACAATGGAGATGGCAGAGGAGAAAATTGCTGAACGTATTGATGCAAACCTTCTCAATGTCCCAATCCAAGATCTAACCGATCTTCCAAAAACAACCTTTGAGAATAAGGTTACCAAACTCTCCAAGAAGACACAAGGAACTCTGATTATTAAAGAGTATCCAACTGCTTCTGCTCATAGTGGGCACTTTAAAGCACTTCTTAATGAGTTGTCACTCAAGAAGTCTTTCCGCCCAGATATTATCTTTATTGATTACCTTAACATCTGTGCTTCTTCCCGTTATAAGACAAACCTCTCTGTCAACTCATATTCTTACATTAAGGCAATTGCCGAAGAACTTCGTGGACTGGCGGTGGAAGCAAATGTCCCTATCGTATCAGCCACACAAACCACTCGTTCTGGTTATGGTAACTCTGATGTGGAACTGACTGATACTTCTGAATCATTCGGTCTCCCTGCTACTGCTGACCTTATGTTTGCTCTTATTTCCACCGAAGAGTTGGAAGGTCTTGGACAACTCATGGTGAAACAGTTAAAGAATCGCTATAACGATCCAACCATCTACAAGCGTTTTATTGTGGGTATTGATCGTGCCAAAATGCGTCTTTACGATTGTGAGCAGACTGCCCAGAAGGACATACTTGACAGTGGGCAGGATGATGAGTATAATGATTATGAAGACAAGAAACCCAAAAAGTCGTTTGAAGGATTTAAATTTTAATGGAAACCGCTAAACACGTTAATTTTGATAAGTACGCTGAGTTTGTAGATGCTGTAACTTCCGATGCATCTAAGGACTTTCTTGCTCTCTCTGACCGTCTAGTTGCCCTTGATGAAAAGGGTGCAAATATTGAACGTCTTCTGACTGCTGCTGTTGGTATCAATGCCGAAGGTGGTGAGTTTATGGAGATCGTTAAAAAAATGATCTTCCAAGGTAAACCTTTTAATGAAGATAATCGTGAGCATATGATTATCGAACTGGGTGATATTATGTGGTATGTTGCCCAAGCTTGTATGGCACTTGATGTGACTCTTGATGATGTTGTTGCTCGTAATGTGCAAAAACTTCTGAAGCGTTATCCTGAAGGTGCGTTTGATGTTTACTTCTCCGAAAACCGTGCTTCTGATGACCGATGACTAAACAAAAACAAGTGACAATCAAAATGGATGTCAGATCGGCTGCGGCAGTTCGTCAAATTCTTTTTGATTCCCAACAAGGATATACATATAATGAATCAAGTGTTCCTCCTCGAATTTCTGATATTCGTGCAGTGATTCTTGATCTTGATGAAAAAATTAGTTCAATTGTAGAGTAATGGATTTGCTAATGGGTATCTGGGAGAAGCTTCTGTTTCTCCCTTACATCATCGGCATCATGATTGTCGGTGGTCTCGTAAAACAATATGGAGTGCTTAACGAAGTATTCGTGGCACTTCGTAAACT